TTATCTTACTGCAGAACTTTTTGATATTAAGTTCGCACAATCTGCTGACGTGATGTACATCACACACCCTAATCACAAAACTAGGAAGTTAGCAAGAACAGGTCATACCTCTTGGACATTAACAGAAGTAGATTTTACTAATGGTCCATACTTAGATACGAATACATCTACAACTACATTTTCAACTTCAGCACATACTGTAGGAACTGGTGTAACTTTAACAGCTTCAGCAGTTACAGGTATTAATGGTGATACAGGATTTCAAACAACAGATGTTGGAAGGTTGGTTAGATTTAGAGATGGTTATGGAGAAATAACTGCAAGAACAGATACATTAAATGTAACCATAGAAATATTAGTAGACTTGGGATCATCTAGTGCTTCTACTGATTGGAACTTAGGTGCGTTTTCAGACACTACTGGTCATCCTTCTTGCGTATCATTCTTTGAACAACGATTAGTTTTTGCAGCAACTTTATCACAGCCACAAGCAGTATTTTTTTCTAAGTCTGGTGATTATGAAAACATGGATGCAAACATTGGTGGTACTGTAGCAGATGATGATGCAATCATTTATACAATCGCATCCAACCAAGTTAATGCTATTCGATTTATGGCAGCTAGTAGAACTTTAATTATTGGTACTGCAGGTGGTGAATTTACAGTTAGTGGTGGTGGAGATAATGATTCTGTTACACCTACAAATATTATGATTAAAAAACAATCTAACCATGGTGCCGCAAACATAGATGCTGTTGCAGTTGCTAATGCTACTTTGTTTGTACAAAGAGCTAAAAGAAAACTAAGAGAACTTGCTTACAACTTTGATGTAGATGGTTATACAGCTCCGGATCTAACTATCCTTGCTGAACACGTTACTGAAGGTGGTATAACAGAAATGGCATATCAAGAAGAACCATTAGCAATTATTTGGTGTGTAAGAAATGATGGTGAGTTAGTCGCATTAACTTATCAAAGAGAACAAGAAGTTGTTGCTTGGCATAGACATATCTTCGGTGGTTCTTTTGGTAGTGGTAATGCAGTTTGTGAATCTGTTGCAGTAATACCAACTGAAGATAGCGAGTATGAATTATACATGATTATTAAAAGAACAATCAATGGCGCAACTAAACGATATGTAGAATTTTTAAATACATTTGATTTTGATGAAACAGATAATACATCATTTAATTTTTTAGATTCACAATTATCTTACAGTGGATCTGCAGTAACAACACTTTCTGGATTATCACATCTTGAAGGACAAACAGTTTCTATATTAGCAGATGGCGCAACGCATCCAGATAAAACTGTTAGTTCGGGTTCAATAACATTAGATCGATCTGCTACTAATGTTAAAATAGGATTAGGATATACATCATTATTAAAAACAATGAGAATAGATGCTGGTGCGCAGAATGGTACATCACAAGCTAAAACAAAAAGAATATATGAAGTTACTGCAAGATTATATGAAAGTGTTGGTGTTGAGATAGGACCCGACCTAAGTAATATGGAGAGAGTTCCTTTTAGAACATCAAGTGATCCTATGGACAAAGGTATTCCACCATTCACAGGAGATAAAGAAGTAGAGTTTAGAGGAAATTATGATACAGATGGATTTATGATTGTCAGACAAACACAACCTTTACCTTTGACAATCTTATCACTATACCCGAGGTTAGTAACAAATGATGGATAAAAAATTACATATAGTGCCTTATACAAAAGAACATGGACAGTTTATACTATCCTGTCAAATGAACCATAAGATTTTAGAAGCAGATAGACACTTTATTAATGTAGAGGGTGATGCTAAAAATTTAGAACAAAACAACTTAGCCTTTACAGGTATTATTAATTATCAACCTATCTTTGCTGCCGGAATGAAAATGGTTTGGGGTCGAGTAGCCGAGGGTTGGGTGATTGCAACAAGTGAGATTTGGAAAAATCCTTTAGCTGTAGCTCGTGCAATAAAAAAAGATTTTGCTAGAGTTGCAAGAGAACACAATATAGAAAGAGTACAAACTGCAATTAGAAAAGATTTTAAACAAGGTCAAAGATTTGCAGAATGGCTAGGTTTGGAGAACGAAGGCTTAATGAAAAAATTTGGTTTTGATGGTACAGATCAGTACAGATATGCGAGGATATTTTAATGTCTGGAGCTATACCTTTTATTGGACCGGTAATGAGTGTAGCAGCAGCTACCTCTGCAAATGAAATAGGAAAATTTAATCAAGATGTTGCAAATAGAAATGCAATCATTGCAGAACAAGAAGCAGCAGCTCAAGCTAAATTAACAGAATTTAATATTGCAAAATTTAATCAAAGTTTTGAGAAGTTTCAATCTACTACAAAAGTTGCTACATTAAAAAGTGGTGTAGAACTATCGGGTACTGCATTAAAGATTTTACAATCTAATGCTGAACAAGCAGAACTTCAAAGAGATATTATAGAATACAATGGTAAAGTTGCTGAAGCTAAAAAATTAGAAGAAGCTAACTTTGCTAGAATATCTGGTGCATTAGCAAGAGCGCAAGGTAGACAACAAGCTATAGGTTATTTAGCTGGAGCAGGATCTAGTTTATTAACTATGAAACAAATGGGGATGTTTAGTTAATGGCAAAGATACCTACATTTGAAACTACTGTTGCACCTACTGCTGAAGTTGGAGCTGTAAAAAGTAATATACAAGTTTCACCTAAATCAAGTTTAGCTGGAGCTTTATTACCAACTGCAAATGCAATCACACAATTCTATGTAAAAGAAAAAGAAATATCTAATAAGGTAGAAGGTGGACAACTAATTGCAGATGCCAATCAAGAATTATTAGAAATAAAAGAACAAGCTAAATTAAAAGCTACACCAGATGAAGGTGTTAATTTTTTTAATGCTGGTTACAAACAAGTTGTTGATAAATACAAATCAAAAGCAAGTAATAATTATATTCAAAAATATTTTGATTTAAACATTTCATCCAACAAACCTTCTTACATTAATAATGTTTTAAAACAAACTAGAGCTAACATGGTTAAAACAAGAGTTGATCAAGTAACTAATAGTGTTGAAAATAAAATATTAAATGCAGTTGAGAGTGATAATAATTTTGATCTTGCAACTGTAGGAGAATCTATTACCGCAGAATATCAAGGCTTAGTTAATGATGGTTTAATTTCTGAACAAGATTTACAAATCTACAAAGATAAAATTCCTAACTTAATTGAAGTCGCACAGGTAAGAAAGATGGCAAGAAACAATGCTGCACAAGCATTTGTAATTTTATCTGATGTAACTAATTTTACTACCATACAAGGTGATGAAAGAAGAAAACTAATAAGTGAATTTGGTACACTTGCTAAACAACAAGCGGATGTAACAAGTGCTATTTTAGATCAAAGTATCATTGAAAAATCAAATGATTTTATGGAAAAATATGGAAGTAAAGAAAAATTTGGTTTTAGCACAGAAGAGTTAGAACAGTTTAAAACAGGTGATGAAGAAACTGACAATCAAATAGTAATCTTAAATGAAAAAATAGTTAATAAAGAATTTAGTTTTGATACAAATTATAACACTAATACAGATGTCATAAGTAAAATAGCATCTGGAGAAATTAAAAACACTTCAACTAAATTTTTATTAGCCGGAGAAACAGAACCCAAAAGTATTTTAGAAAGAGCTGGTAATAAAACAATTAATGATAATGATTTTAAATTTTTGTCAGATGTTATTACAAGAAATAAAAATAATACTTTAAAAAAACAAGATCAACAATTTTTAAAATACTTTGAAAACCTTGTACCATTACTTCAAGGTAATACTTTTTTAAATTATTTTGATAAAGAATATAATGCAAAGGCTAGTGAGTTAAGACAAACATTACATAAAAGATATTTAGATGGATTGGCTCAAGGTGCTAACCCAACTGATTTATTAAGTTATACATCTGAAAATTATATTGCTAAAGATATAAAAAACTTTTTACCTAAGACTTCAGATTTAAGTAGTATCGTAATTGAAATGGCTGCAGAAAATAATCAAACTGTTGATGGACCACCAAGAATTGAAGGAGAAACAGCAGAAGAATATTTAAATAGAATACAAAAAGAAGAAAAAAAAATTGATATAGGTAATGAGAGTAGTCTAGATTTAAGTGCCAGTTTAGATGTAGATGCAAATATAGAACAAGTAGGATTCTTAGGAAAATTTCTTTTTGGTGAAAATGAAGTTTTAATTAAAAACTGGAGTAACAAATATCAAACAGAAGGTAGTATTATTAATGCTTTAAAAGCAAAAAAAAGATTAGATCGTATGAATGAACCCGGTTATAAAATTCCAAATGATGCAATATCTGCAATAAAAAATGCAGCTAAAAACTTTGATCGTGATGGTGGTTTTTCAAAAGAAACTTTAATAGATTATTTAACTAAGATTGGTCAAATAGAAAGTCAATACGAAACTAAAGTACAAAAAACAGATAGACCTGTAAAAGAAGAAACAAAATTTTTAGCAAGATCATATTGGCAAATAGAAGTAGATACAGCAAAAGATTTATTAAAAAATTCTGCTCCTATATTTGGTAGTAATTTTGAATCTACTTTTTCTAAAAAATATAAAGGAGAATATGAAACAGCAAGAGAAGGTTTATTAAATTTAAGCGACAGAGATTTAGTTAATTTATTAGAAAAAGATGACACGTTAGCTGCTAACATTGCAGCAGCATTAATAGTAACTAGATTTAACACAGAAGAAGCATGAAGCTAAGTGATCAGCAAACATTATTAGAGCAAGGTGGCTTTAGTCAAAAAGAAATAGAAGATTGGAAGAAAGATAAAATATTAAAACTAAACAATGCCGGATTTTCTAATGCAGAAATATTAGAAGAGTTTGGTGTAGTTCCTGCAGACAACAAAGCTAATGTAAAGTATTTTAAAAATATAAAAGAAGAATTAGAAAACGAATACTATACACAAGAATCAATATCACCAGATGATGAACTTTTATATCAATCAAAAATAGATCAAGCTGATGCTCCATCTTTAAAAGAATTAGTAGTAGGTAAAGAATTTGATGGAGACGAAATATTAAAAAGAGGTTGGGGTAAAACACTATATGATATGACATATAGATTGGCTACTGATGGAGGTTTATCAGAAGCATTTACACAAGAAGAACCAGAAGATTATACTTGGTTTGAAGGTTTATTAGAAAGAGGTTTAACACTTGGTGCAGAACTTCCTATATATGGTGGAAGTTTTTTAGCAGGTACAGGTGCAACAGGTAATCCTATAGCGGGTGCATTTACTGCTGGTGCTATTCCGGGTGCTGCAAGAGAAACAATCTTAAAAGGTTTAGAGCAACAATCTTATGGTCAGCCAGTTGAAATATTAAAAAATTTTTTAAAAGATGGTATTATTGAAGGTGCTAAACAAGGAACTATATTTGCAACCGCAGCAGTTGCTCCACAATTAAAATTACCTTTTGTTGGTAAACTTGCAGACAGATATTTAACAAGAGTAGCATCACAACTTACAGCATTTGAAGGTGTAGGTGCTGCATTAAATGGACAGTTACCAACATTAAGAGAGTTTAGTTATTCTGCAGTTATGTTTGGTGCTTTAGGTGTAAGACTACCTAAAAAAACTATGGAAGATAGAACTAAAAAAATATTTGTAGATACTGGTAAAAAACCTAATCAAGTATTTAAAGATTCTTTAGTTGATAAAACAATATTAGAAGATGTTGGATCAAGAGCTTATGTCAGAGCTTATGATAAATTGTTAGATAGAAAAACTCTAAAAGAAAAACCACAACCAGAAAAACCAGAACAATTATTTAAAGATGATTTAGCAAACAAAGCTGCAGAAAACATTGTTTTCAAACCTAAAGTTGAACCATTAACTACTGAAAGATTAAAAGAAATGGGATCAAAGGTTAAAAGAAAAGCAATTATAGAAGGTATTGATACTAAATATCCTATACTAGAAGTATTAAGAGAAGCAAAAGTAAATACTAAAACTGGTATTGAAAAATTAAATTTATATGAACAATCAAGAATACTTGAAGGTATGCCAAACAGAGCTGCATATTTTATTGAGTTTAATACTTTAAATTTTAAAACTACAGGAGATAAAGGTCTAGGACTAAAAGAAGTTACTAAAGATATAATTAAAAAAGGAAAAAATGAAACACAGTTATTTGAAACTTATTTAATGAATAGAAGAGCAATAGAACTATCTGAAAGAAAAATAGAAACTGGTTTTAATATTGAAACAGCAAAACAATTTGTAAATCAAAATAAATCTAAATTTGAACAAATAGCAAAACAAACTGATAAATATCAAAGAGATGTTTTAGAATATGCAAGGGATAGTGGTTTAATATCTAAAGATGGTTTTAATTCTATGACCGAAGCAAATAAAAATTATGTTACCTTTGCTAGAGAAATGATTGGTCAAGATGGAAAGGTTGTTGCTGCTGAAGGTAGTAGTGTAAATCCATTTAAAAAAATAGAAGGATCTAAATTAAAAGTATTCCCTCCATTAGAACAAATGGTTAAAAATACAAATACAATAGTAAATGCTGCTGAAAAAAATCAAGTTAAATTAAATTTTATTGATATGGTTATAAAATCAAAAGCTAAAGATCCTAATACTTTTGAGTTTATGAATAAAGTAAATCTTAAAACAACTAATAGACCTAAAGAAGAACTACTTACTTTTAGAAGAGATGGTAAATTAGAAACATGGGATGTTGGAAAAGATTTAGTAGATGCTTTTAAAACTTTAGATCAACAAGGATCTAATATGTTAATGAATTATCTTGGCGCACCTGCAAGAACTCTTAGAGCTGGTGCGATATTGATACCAGACTTTGCTGTTCCAAACTTTTTCAGAGATACTATGCAAGCAAGTTTTTTAAATAAAGTTGGTTTTATACCTATACAGGATTCGATCATTGGTGCATTTAATATTATTACAAAAGGTAATAATAAAAAAGCAATGGAGATGTATAAAAAATATGTCAAATCTGGTGGTATGCAATCTACGTTATTAGCTGTTGATAGACCTAATATATTTGATGGTAAAGTTTATGATATTCTTGCTAAAGGACCAGTAAGAAATGCTGACAGAGGTATACTAGCTCCATTAAAAGCATTAACAAGATTATCAGAGGAGATGACAAGGTTTAGAATTTTTGAAAAAACTTATAAAAAAGCTATTGAAAAAGGTTTGACAGAAAAACAAGCACTTGAGAGAGGTGGTTTTGAAGCTAGAAATCTTTTAGATTATGCTAAAAGAGGATCATTAGGTCAAAATATAAATAGATTGGTTCCATTCTGGAACGCAAGAGTTCAAGGTTTAACAAGATTATATGAAGCATTTAGAGATCAACCCGGAAGAACCTCTGCTATGATTGGTGCTTATGTAGTAATACCAACTTTAGGTTTTTACATGTTAAATAAAGATGATCCAGATTATAAAGAAGAACCAGATTGGATTAAACAAAATTATTATTATTTTAAAATAGGTGATAAACCATATAGATTTCCAAAACCATTTGAGGTTGGTACATTAGTTTCATCTGTTATTGAAAAAACTTTAGATTGGGTAAGAACAAATGAACCTCAACAATTTGCAAGATTTGCAAAAGATTTCTTTTTTAATAATGCTAAAGGATTTTATCCTATCCCTACTTCTGTTAGACCATTTATAGAAAATTATGCAAACTGGAGCTTCTTTAGAGATGCTCCATTAGTTCCAAAATCATTAGATAAAAATCTACCTAATAAATTTTACTATACTGAATATACATCTGAAACATTTAAATTAATTTCAAAACTATTAAATGGATTGGTAGGTGATGATAGTTTTTTAGCAACCAATCCTATTCATGCAGAGAATGTATTTAGATCATGGACCGGTGGATTAGGTAGATATATTATAGATACTTTAGATTATGCTATAATTAAAGGTAAAATAATAGATGACCCTATCAAACCTACAGACACTCTATCTAAAATACCTGTTATTAGAGCTTTTGACGTAAGAGATGTACCCGGATATTCAGCTCAATCTATAGTTAAATTTTTTGAAGAATATAGTAAAGTTGAGAAGATACTTAATGGTATGGATTTTGCTAAAAAAGCAGGAGATTTTGAAGAGTATAGAAGATTAAAAGAAACATTAAATGTAGACGAAGAAAAATTATTAGACTATAGAGAATCTATAAGAAAGATAGATAAGCAGATAAGAAACATATATAACTTAAAAGAATTTCCAAATGGTGATATACCTACACCAGATGAGAAACGAGAGTTAATAGATGACTATTATAAATTAATGATAAATTTTGCTCAACAAGCATTAAGTTATCTTGAATTAGTAAGAGAAAAGTAATATAGGAAAGTAAAATGACAGTATCAACTACAATTATAAAAAACTCTCACAATGGAAATGGTAGTACAACTACCTTTGCTTACAGTTTCAAAATTTTTGCGGACAGCGACTTAGTAGTAATTATTAGATCATCTACAGGAACAGAGACAACTAAAACATTAACTACTCACTATACAGTTACAGGTGCAGGATCTGCTTCTGGTGGAACTGTTGTTTTCACGAGTGGTAATATACCCGCTTCGGGTGAGACAGTTGTTATAAGAAGGAATGTCCCGCAAACTCAAGTGATAGATTATATCGCTAATGATCCATTCCCTGCGGAGACACACGAAGAGGGTCTGGATCGTAACACTATGATTGCTCAACAAGTATCGGAAGCAACAGACAGATCTATCAAACTATCAAGAACAAATACTATGACATCTACAGAGTTTACTGTAGGTGCAACTGATAGAGCAAATAAAGTTTTATCTTTTGATTCATCTGGAGAACTTTCAGTAACTCAAGAGCTAGGAACTTTCAGAGGTAACTGGTCAGCATCAACTGCTTATCAAGTTAGAGATTTAGTAAAAGACACAAGTACAAATAATATTTTTTTAGCAAACACAGCACATACATCTTCTGGTTCACAACCGCTTACAACAAATACAGATTCAGCTAAATGGGATTTAATTGTTGACGCTGCAAGTGCAACAACTTCTGCTAGTGCAGCAGCTACTTCAGCAACAGCTAGTGCAAATAGTGCTACAGCTTCTGCTAACTCTGCAACAGCTAGTGCTAACTCAGCTTCAGCAGCTTCTACTTCAGAAACAAATGCTGGAAATTCTGCTACAGCTGCAGCTTCTTCAGCAACTTCTGCAGCAGCTAGTTTTGATTCTTTTGATGACAGATACTTAGGTGCTAAATCTTCTGATCCATCTACAGACAATGATGGTAATGCTTTATTAACTGGAGCTTTATATTTTAATTCTACAGATGATGTAATGAAAAATTACACAGGTTCTGCATGGCAAAATTTAAAACCAACTTCATCTGAACAAACAAATATTAATACTTTATCTGCAAGTGCAGTAGTTGCTGACATGGCAATACTAGGTACTACAGATGTAGTTAATGATATGAATATTCTAGCAACTGCTGATGTGGTTGCAGATATGAATACACTTGCAACAAGTGATGTAGTAACTGATATGAATACTCTTGGTACTGCGGATGTTGTTAATGACATGAATGTTTTAGGAACTTCTGCAAATGTAGCAGCTATGAATTTATTAGGTACTTCAGCAGTTGTAGCTGATATGGCAATTTTAGGAACATCAGATGTTGTGTCAGATATGAACACACTAGCTACAGCAGATGTAGTTAATGATATGAATGTACTTGGTACTTCAGCTAATGTTACTGCAATGAATACTTTAGGTACTTCTACTAATGTAACTAACATGGCAACTGTTGCTGCAAATATAACTGGTGTAAATAGTTTTGCAGAAAGATATAGAGTTACATCTTCAAATCCTACATCAAGTTTAGATGCTGGTGATTTAGCTTTTGTAACTGGAGATAGTGCGTTAAAATTTTATGATGGATCAAGTTGGACTTCTATTGCACCGGGAATAGCAAATGTTGTTGACGATAGTTCTCCTCAACTTGGTGGAAACTTAGATTTAAATTCAAATAGTATAACTGGTACTGGTAATTTAGATATAGCAAATGGCACAATCAAACTAGATGGTAACTATCCAACAGGTACAGAAAATGTTGCGTTAGGAGACAAGGCATTAGATGATGGTTCGTTAAGTGGAGCTCATAATACTGCAATTGGCTCTTGTTCTATGACAGCTAATACAAGTGGTCAAAGAAACACTGCTGTTGGTAGAACTTCGTTAGAGGCAAATACGACAGGTTCTTGTCATACTGCATTTGGTTTTGGAACTTTAAGAAGTAATGTAAATGGAAATTACAATACAGCAATCGGATACCAAAGTTTAAATGCTAATATTAGTTCAGATAACAATACAGGAGTTGGTTATAATACTTTAGTTGTTAATACAGCTGCAAATAATACAGCAGTTGGTTCGAACTCTTTAGTAGCTAATACAACAGGTGGAGAAAATACAGCTGTTGGTGGTTCTGCTTTACAAAAAAATACAACTGCAAGTAATAATGCAGCAGTAGGTTATTTATCATTGTATAACACCACAACAGGTGGTGCTAACACATCATTAGGAACTTGTTCTTTAAAAGAAAATACTACAGGAGTTCACAATGTGGCTGTTGGTAAAGATGCTTTAGAAGCTAATACAACAGGTGGATGTAATACAGCAGTTGGTAAAGAGGCTTTAGCTGCTAATACAACTGCAAGTGATGGAGTAGCAGTTGGTTATTTAAGTTTAAATAGTAATACAACAGGTATTAGAAATACAGCAGTTGGAAGATGTTCTATGCAAGCCAACACATCTGGTTGTTGTAATGTTGCTGTAGGTTCAAGAGCAATGCTTGTCAATGTTAGTGGAGATTTCAATACTGCTTTAGGTGGAAGTGCTTTAGAATCTAATACAACAGCAGATAACAATACAGCAGTTGGTGCTCATTCTTTAAAAGTAAACACAACAGGTGCATCAAATACAGCAGTAGGTAAATGTGCTTTAGCTGCTAATACAACAGGTAACAATAACACAGCACTTGGATTTGAATCGCTTATAGCTAACACCACAGGCGAAAGTAATGTAGCTCTTGGTAGAACAAGTTTATTTTCAAACACAACAGGTTCAGATAATATTGCAATTGGATTAAGTGCTTTAAGATGTAACACAACAGCTTCACAAAACACAGCAGTAGGTTTTTGTGCTTTATGTTCTAATACGACAGGTTGTTGTAACACAGCATTAGGTAGGTCATCACTTATTGCAAATACAACAGGAAATTTTAATACTGCTGTAGGTAGAGGTGCTATGCAAGTAAATACAACAGCATCAGAAAACACAGCTGTTGGTTTTTTATCACTTTTTAATAATACGACAGGTACAGCTAATACTGCATTAGGTGTAGAATCTCTAAAAGCAAACACAACAGCAAACAGTAATACAGCAGTTGGACTTAAATCACTTTACGCTAATACAACAGGAACAGATAATACAGCTATCGGACAACAGAGTTTATTTTCTAACACAACAGGTGATAGAAATGTAGCATCAGGTTATACTGCTCTATATACAAATACAACAGGTAATTGCAATATAGCAGTTGGAAGACAAGCATTATATAATAACACCACAGCTTCTAATAATACAGCAGTAGGTAATAATGCTTTATTTACTAACACAACAGGTTGTCAAAATACTGCTTTGGGTGAGAGTGCATTAGCTGTTAACACAACAGGTTGTTCAAACGTAGCAATTGGTCATCTATCTTTAGATGCTAACACAACAGGTTGTTTTAATACAGCAGTTGGAAAAGAATCTTTAACAAGTAATACAACAGGTGTTCATAATATTGCAATTGGTAGAGCAACTTTAGACCAAAATACAACAGGTCATTATAATTTAGCAGTTGGTTATCAAGCTATGGCTGTTAATACAGCTTCTTGTTATCATACTGCACTTGGTTATTTTGCTTTATTTCTTACCAATGGTGGTGAAAGTAATACTGCTGTAGGAAGAAACTCAGGGTACAATATTTCAACAGGCTCTAATAACTTAACATTAGGATTTAATGCAGGTAGGTCTAGTTCCCCATCAGGTGCAATTACAACAAGTTCTAATAATGTTGTTCTTGGAAATGATAGTATCACAGATTTATATTGTGCTGATACATCAATTTCATCATCAGATTTAAGAGATAAGACTGATATAGAAGATTTTACACATGGTTTAGATTTTGTAACAAAATTAAATCCTAAAACTTATAGATGGGATAAACGAAGTTGGTATATAACTGATGACAACCAAAGTATATTAGATGTAACACCAGATGGTTCTAAAAAGAAAAATAAAAAACATATTGGTTTCTTAGCACAAGACGTATTGGCTTTAGAAAAAGAAATAGGTTTTGCTAATGATAGAGATGATATGTTAGTTGTTAATCAAACTGAAGATGAAACTAGATATGGTCTAAAATATGAAAGATTAGTACCTGTATTAGTCAATGCAATTAAAGAATTAAAAGCAGAAATAGACGAATTAAAGAAAAAATAAACAATAACTAATGAAAGGAACAAAATGTTAAATACATATGTCGTAGAAGGCGGAGTAGGTAAATGTACTGCATTTACAGCTTTAATACCAGAACTTAAAAAAAAATCAGAGGTGCAAATATATACACCTTACATTGGTTGCTTTGGTGGTAATCCAAATGTTAAGATGGCATTTGAAGGAACTATACCTTTAACACATCCAGACATAATGGCATCAGATAATCTATATTATTGTGAGCCATATAAATCTAATTTTCAATTTGGTAAACAACATTTAATAGAAAGTTACTGTGAGCATCATGGTGTTAAATATGATAAATCAATGAAACCCAAAATATACACAGAGCAATACAAAGAAAAAGTTGATGAATGGTTAAAGGTAAATAAGATAGGTAAATATATTTTAATTCAACTTTCTGGTGGACAACCTCAAATGGGTTTTAATGTTAATAACCAATATGTTAATATTAATCCTAATAGAAACTATCCACCTTTTCTTGCACAACAAGTTGTTGATATGCTAAGAAAAGAATATCCAAACACAACTATTATTAACTGCGTATTACCTAATGAACCACATTTTAATGGTACTATAAGATGTGATCTACATTGGACACATATACATGAAATGTTAAAAGGTGCAGAGGGGTTTATTAGTATTGATAGTTGCTTAAATCACTTTTCAGCATCAGCAGAAAAACATGGAGTAGTTGTTTGGGGTTCAACAAGGTGGACACAATTTGGTTATTCACACAACAAAAACCTACAATTTCACATGAATGATAAATGGGATGAAATAAAGTATGTTGAAAGTGATCCTAGAAATGTTATGGTAGAACCTAAATTAATTATTGATAGTTTTAAAAAACTTGATAAAGACAAACCAGTTGCGTGTGCAACTAAATAGGAGATAAATATGAGTGAAGAAGTAAAAACAGCAGAAGAAATAGCACAAGATTACACAGCTATGGGTCATTCTGTAGATTTAATTAATGGTATCATTGATGAAACTCAAATGGCAGATGAATCAGCAGAAGATAGACAAAATGCAGTTGACAGAAATGTTGAACACTTAGAAATTATGGTTGCTAAAGATTACTGGACAGATGAAAGTATGACTTCAGTTAATGCAGCTATTACTGCTGGTAAAGCATATACTGCTAGTTAATTTATTATAATGAAATTTGTTTTAGCCTACACTATTTGTTCGGCTATTACAGGTTTTTGTAATACACCAATAGCACATCCTACAGATTTTAATACTTGGACCGATTGCACAAAACATGGTGCAGTAATAACTATAAAAACTACCAATGATTTTTTAGAAAGATTTAACGAAGAAAAATTATACGTTTCTTATTTTTGTAATTCAGTGGAGAGAGATAATGCCTAAGAACTCTGCGCTTGAAAGAATAGAATCACACGAAAAACTTTGTAGAATAATGCAAAAACAAACTCATCAAAAAATTCATAATATCGAAACAGAAATCAAAGATATAAAAAAACATTTATACTATGCTATGTCTGCGCTCATAGGTGGTATGTTCACAATTATAGTTATATTATTTCAAAAACTTTAAACTTTAAGGCTGCTATGGCTAGAAGAAAAAAGGCAATCACTGGTTTAGTTAGCGAAATGAAAGTACAAATAGAACTTGCAGAAGATCCAAACTTATTAGTATTTACACCGCTTGGTGGTCTAGGTCCGGTAGATATTGTTACTTTAAATATGTCTACAGGTGAGTATATTGGGTATGATGTTAAGTCAAAAAACTATAGAAAGAAAGATAGTTATGTTGCACCAGATGGATACAAAAGAAATCTTAAAGGAACTTTTATATCAAGAGGTGCTACTAAAGAACAAAAGAAACTAAAGATAAAGATAATATATGCCAAATGATAATTCGCTAGATATTATTAATGAGTATAAAGAGCAGGTAAGAATACTGAAAGGACAGATTGCAGAGCTTGAAGATGCAAATAAGTCTAAAGATTCAGCTAATAAAAGGTGTTTGCAAAAGCTAGAATTTTGTACTAAAGATTTAGATGATGCTCAAAAAAAAATCAAAGAATTAGAGGAGAAAATAGATAATGCCATTTGAAATGATAACAATGCTAGGCTCTACTGTATTAGGTGGAGTGATGAGTATTTGGTCCCAAAGTATTAAAGCAAAAAGAGAAGAACAAAAGATGTTAATACAAAGAGCAGAAGTACAAACTGCTGCTTTTAAAGAAGCAAGAGAGTATGAGAACACAGGCTTTCAATGGACCAGAAGAATAATTGCACTTACTGCTATCTTTGCTATAGTTGTATTACCAAAAATTTTACCACTTATCTCTCCAGATGCTCACGTTGTAGTTGGCTACACACAATTTAAACCCGGATTTTTATTCTTTGAAGGTAAAGAAATTATGAAGTGGGTACCTATGGATGCTAAAGGAATAATCATTACACCACTAGATACTAACTTAGTATCTGCAATTATTGGTTTATACTTTGGTGGGTCCTTAGTTAAAAAATGATTGATCCCAATCAAGACAAACTATCTCATTTTGCGCACTGGTATCTAACCTCTGGTGAAGTAGATAAAGTATATACACCTATGAAAAATGGTTTAGTATTCATAGAAGGTGTTAGTGGTATAGTTTTATATAGAGTAAAATCTTTTCAAGTAGAACTATTTATATGTCAGCCTAACTGTGTAATACCACAACACACACATCCAGATGTAGATAGTTATGAATGTTTTTTATATGGAATGAAATTCACTCACTCTGGTGAAACTATAATTGATCACGAAGAAGCATTTAAAGAAGAGAATGGTTTTCCAATTAATCTTTATCAAACTATAAGAGTAAGACCAAATGATCCTCATGGCGGAACAGCATCTGATAAGGGAGGTGCTTTTATATCTATTCAACACTGGTTAAATGATGTAGAACCTACTCATGTAAGTTCTAATTGGGATGGAAATTATATGGGTAAAGAACATTTAAAACAAGCAAACACAAAATGAAGTTGTATGCACAACAATATAGTAAGAGAGTAACACACTTATCACAACAAGGTTATGGCAAAAAAAAAGTTAAATCTCGAAAAACTAGAACACGTCAGAATACCAAAAAAAACAAGTATAGGTAGACGACCTAAACTATCTTCTATGAATAAACATAGAAAGAGACAAAAAGGTAAATCAAAAAATCGTGGACAAGGGAAGTAATATCTTATAATAAAAAGTCGGAGGATATAAATATGCATGATGATATACCTACACACGAACAGGACTTAAATATGATACAAAAGATTAAGAACAAAGCTATGCACTATTGGACAGACCATAAAGAAATGGTTATCGCAATAGCTGTAGTATTGGTTATTGCTATCATTATATAATCAAACATAAGGATAACCTATGGAGATAGACAGGATGAACTACTATTTCACAGGTTTTCTTATAATAATGCTTACGTTGTTGGCTTTTTGTGGAGGACCAGCAACATGATTGATAAATTTATCTATAATTTTTTTGGAAAATTAGATATACTTTGTGGTTTGATAGACAAACTATTTGCGCCACGTTGTAAATGTAAGAAGAAAAAGAAATGAAAGTATCTGAAAATACATCTGTAAGTATGCCAATCAAAAATATGGTTGGTATCATTGTAGCGGTTGCTATGGGTATCTTTGCATACACTGAAGTTACTGCTAGACTTACATCACTTGAAACATCAAGAGAATTATTTCAAGCTGACTTACTTAAAAAGTCAGAACAAAAACCAACTGATCAAGAACAGTTTATGTTATTGGAATCAGTTTTTGCTGACGTAGAAAAACTTACAGAAAATCAAGAGCAGAACATGACTAACAAAGTTAATATAGAATTTTTAAAAAACCAATTAGAAAAAGCATTAAAAGATATTGAACATTTAAAAGATAAAGTAAGACAAAATGGTAATGGTCATGATTGAAATAGTGGTAGCATTATTATTAGTAATTAATTCAGAGATAAAAGAAGCTCGTATACAACCCGATCTTAGCACTTGCCTTAAAGGTAAAAGATTAGCAAATCGTACAAACACTGGTAGTAATATTGTTTACCAATGTGTGCGTAGCAAGGCAGAGCTTGAAAAAAATATTGATGGGTCCTTATCAATCAAGAAACTTATATTGGAGTAATTATGGCAAAGACACCAGCATGGCAACGTAAAGAAGGCAAGAATCCTAAAGGAGGATTAAATGCTAAAGGTAGAGCTTCTTATAACAAAGGTCGTACAAAGACCGGCAAGAAGAGAAACTTAAAAGCACCAAGTAAAAAAGTAGGCAACAAACGTAGAGCTAGTTTCTGTGCGAGGATGAAAGGCATGAAGAAGAAATTGACTTCAGCTAAAACTGCAAGAGATCCTAACAGTAGAATTAACAAAGCACTTCGTGCTTGGAACTGTTAATGAAACGTAAGACTTGGGTTAAAAGAGAAACAGTTAGGCTTTGTGGTTATTGTGAAGAATGTAATAAAGAACTATTGAGTAATGAAGGCGGATGGATTATAACTCATACCAAGAAGTATTTTTGCCATGATGGTAAAGATGGTTCTTGTTTTGATAACTATTGTAAACGTAAATTAAAGGAGAAACAATATGCCGGGATATAAAATGAAGAAACCAATGACAAAAAAGAAAGTTAAGAAAGCAAAGAAAGCTAAAAAATCTAAAGGGAGAATGTACTAATGTTAAAAGGTAAACAGAAAAATCTTCCACCTGCATTAAAGAAAAAAATTATTGCAGCAAAAATGAAGAAGAATAAAAATAAAAAGAAAAAATAATGGCAACTAAATCTGTAAAAGCACCTAAAGGTTTTCATTGGATGAAAAAAGGTTCAACCTTTAAACTGATGAAAGGTACTTATAAACCACATAAAGGAGCTGTAAAGATGGCAAAGTTTACAGTACAAAAGAAACATGGCTAAACTATGTGCTAAAGGTAAGGCTGCTGCCAAACGTAAGTTTAAAGTGTATCCATCTGCGTATGCAAACATGTATGCAGCCGGTGTATGTAGTGGTAGAATAAAACCTAAAGCTACAAAGAAAAAAAGAAAGTAATGTCAAAAGGTTTACGATCTTGGGTACAAGCTAACTGGGTAGATATTGCTAACCCTAAAAAGGGTGGTGGCTTTCCGAAGTGTGGTCGTAGTGGTGGGGAAAAAAGAAAGAACTATCCCAAGTGTGTTCCTGCTGCTAAAGCTAGGTCCATGTCTGCAAGTCAGAGAGCTGCTGCAGTATCAAGAAAAAAGAAAGCTGAAAGAAAAACTAGACAAGGTAAGAAACCTAACTACGCAAAAACATAACTATTATTCTTTAATAGTTTCTGCTACAGTTTCTTTTATCTTTTCGTACTCTTGCCACAAAGTTTTTTCCGGTGACCAAAATCTTCTTTGATCTCGTTTCATCTCTATTGAATGTAAAACTGTGGTATGATCTTGTCCAAAGTATCTACCAATATCTGTTAAACCCATATTATATTTTTCAAATAATAAATTATGAATAACATTTCTAGCTCTAACTATGCTTGATGTTCTTGACTTACCCATCAATGTTTCTTTGTGAACCTCAAAGTAAATACAAATTTTATTTATAACTGATTGTACATCAGATGGTTTCGGTGTTTTAAAACTAAAACCTACAATCTTTTTATTTGGTGGCGCAACTTGAACCGGTCTTTTTCTATCCTGCATTTCTTTGCAGCCATTGATAAAACCAAGTCTATAAATTTTTTTTTTATCTTCGCTTAACAAATCGTATGATGATTTAACTTCATAAATAAATTCATTTTGATTTAGATATTTAATATGATTTTCGTATACATTGTTTATATTTTTGGTCATAGATCCCCTACGTTTCCTTCAGTTTTTTTTAAAAAATTAAATTAATAAGTTTATCTTCTCATTAATTCTTCTTTTGTCTGCTCTATCTTCCATATTAATCTGTAAGAATCTTTCTGATACTTACCGACTTTTTGTTTTGCTTCCAGATACTTCTCATGCTTCTTTGCTTGAAGATCCTTTAGCTTCTGCAGACGCAATCTGATCTGTTCCATCATGCTCCTTTTGTACTGTTGTAAAATCAATCTTTAAATTATTGATCTTACATTCTACAAGCTCTCCATTATTGGAGTTGTTTGCAGCCTTCTTTACATCATCAAATAGTTCAATCATTTGAAATGAACACTCACCATTGATAATTCTTCGGTATTTTTTCATACTTTATCCTTTTTGGCAACCTCTTTTTTGTGTATCTCTCTGGTCATTTTATTATATACACTAAGGTCCAAATAGTTATCTGCTTTAAAATTTTTTGTTGATCTATATAGTTTTAGAGCCATCATTAATTGACCTACTTGATATGGTTTTATTCTTTTTTTTAAACTACCAAACAATATAATTGTAAACATTTCTGCTAATAAAACAAAGTTTTCTTGATAGTCACCATAATCTTTTTGTCGATCATCAATAACTTTCTTTTCAATTTCTTGATCTATATCTGTTATTTTCTTATCCATATTGAGAGAGGTGTCTTGGGGAAGAAAACTACCGAAAGGGAACTAGAAAGAAAAACTCCCCCAAGACTAGATATAAGTTAATTAAAACTTATATGATTGTTTGTTACCATAATTAGGTTTGCTTTGAAACCCTTTATTTGAGGTTGCAGGTTTGTCAGTATTGGAAGTAGGTGGTGAAATCTTGACAGTTATACCAACAACATTTCCTTCTCCATCCTGTTCATCCCAAGCGCACTGGTTCCACCAACTACCATCTGCCATCTTCACACCTTTGGTCCACTTCTTTCCTTCTGGCGCATTTTCGTTTGGTGGTGCTACCCAATCCGGTTGCTTCGCTTCATTCTTGTTATGGTTTCTTACAAGATTACACCATACTACATCTTCACTCATTGTTTTCTCCTTTGTTATCATCAGCTTTGTTGCATAGTTTCAGCTAACTGCTGATCATTTGTTAATTGTAATTCACGAGTTTCGGCAATATCTGTTACCTGTCTGTATGCTCGTAAATTATTTCTCATTAGAAAATCAACATCCTTTCTAATTAAATCTTTAACTTCATTAAATTCAGCTAAAGAGTTAGTTGCTTTCAAAGCACGTTTCATTTCTTCTACATCTATAGTATCATCCATATATGTAGGTTCTTCAACAGATTGCTCTGTAGAATCTTCTTCAAATGGTTTTGGCTCATAGCCATCCTCATCTTTAATGCCTGTTTTTAAATTTAATAAATTTAAGAACGCATACTTTCTTGAGTATGACATAGCATTTCCGGTTCCAAACTTATCAAGGTTTCCAAATGCAGAGCAGCCATCAACAAGTATATGTTGTGTTGGATCATCTACATCATAAACTTTCATAGTACATACGACCATAACTTGTTTAATGTTTGGTACAATCTCTGTTAAATAATTACAAGTCGCATACAATCCATTGTCAAGCAATGCTTGTGTTGCTACCTCTTGAACTTTGTCGTGCAAAAGTGGGTTGAAGTGCATCCCATTTGCTTTTGCAGCTTTCTTCACTGCACCTGCGCTCAAACAAGCGGCATGTAGTTTTTGATATATATTTCTTTTAGTCATTTTTCCTTTCACAGTTTTTTTTGTTTATATCTTTTTGCCAATTAGAATTTTTTTCTACTTTCCAAACGTAAGAAGTAACTATTGTATTATTATTTACAGTACACTTCTTACCAAATACTAATTTGGTTTTTGTTTCTTCGTGTGCAAATGCACTTGTTGTTATTATTAAAGACAACAACACTACTATTATTTTACTCATGTTTTTATTCCCCATAGGTTAGTTATTAATTGTAATTGTTCCGGAGCTAAATCTTTATAATAAAAAAAATGGTTCATGTCTGGTGGCTCACACATCAATGCAAGTTCAGACAGATTACCTTTGCAAAACATAATCATACGTTCCCAAAGTATAATCTTTTCAACCATCTTAAAGTATAAATGCTCCAGATGTTCTTCACTCATTAACTCATGCGATTGATCAAAGATGATATGGTCTTTGTCATTTACATAAATTAAATATGGTACCTTCTTGGTAGTCATATAATAAAATGAAGTCTGTGTTAGGTTATCCATTGCTGGTTCAGTGGGTAGCTCTTGTGTACTCAAGTACCACTCATCCTTGTTCTTAACCTTTCTAATGTTCGGTGGTTTTGTTTTTAATTCTATAAATAATTTTTCTGTCAGATAATCTACTCTACCAGTTATCGGTTTGATCATTGTAAATTCTTTGTGATCAACATATTTTTCGCAAACTAATTTATCAGTTCCTACTAAATCTTTCACTACTTTTTTTGTAATACCTATACAATCGTGTGCATAACTTAACATTTCTTTTCTTGCATACTCATCTTTTTTATCTAATGGATCTTTTTTATTTATTTCTTCTAGCTCTTTATTAAAAGAAACATTATAATCCCGGTCCCATTCTGCAGCGACAGAAGTTTTTGTTTTAAATAAAACATCTGCAATCAATCTTTGTACTGTATTGTTTACAAGGTTTCCAAATTGAGGTTTATATCTCCATGACCAAGACCTTCTAATTTTTTCCGGGAAAGTATATTGAATTAAATTTTTGGCAAAAGGTGTAGACGTAGAAGAATAAGACCAATGATCTAATCCATCTCCACCATTGAATATTGCAAATGCTTCTTCTATTAATTGTTCTTTTGTTTTTTCTCTAAGTTTCATAAGTTCCTTTAGTTTTCCACTATCTATACATATATTTTTTTTATTGTAAAGAAAATAATATGATATATATAGATACATATTAGATAAAGAAAGGACTTATGACACTTGAAGAATATCGTAAAAAGAAGGGGTTATCCTATTATAATTTTGGACTTGAGCTTGGCATTATAGGTGTACAAAATCCCGGCACGTCAGTTCAAAGGTGGTGTTTAACTGCTAAAGTTAAAAGATTTCCGGACCCAGATATGGTAAAGAAAATATTAGAAGTAACCAACAATGAAGTAACAATAGAGGATTTGTACAGTGCTTGGTACGAAAAAGTTTAAATACAAAAGAGTTAAAATTATTTGGCAAGATATTGTTAGTAATTCTGAGTGGACTACACTTGAGAAAGCTAAAGAGCAGACGTACAGTTGGTGCGAGGACACCGGCTATCTATTATGTAAAGATAAAAAAAAAGTTATTATCTTTGCTTCTCATAGCTTTGATGATGATGGTTCTCTTACAGTTGGTAACACTACAGTATATCCAAGATCGGTTGTGAAAAAAATTGAGGTTTTAAAATGACATACGAAGGTATATTTGATGAAACAGATTGCAAACAAGAATTAAAACGAGCAAAGAAATATATACAGAAACAAGCAGATATAATTTTAGCTTTAGAGAAAGAACTAGAAGAAAAAGAAAACGAGATAATAATAATTAAGAATAAATAATTTATGGCTAGATGGACTTATGCTTTCAGTAATGGAAGTTATAACGATTGGCATAGAAAATACGAGGGTATTGCTATGATTGATATAGATAGTATTGAGGTTTGTCCTCGTTGCTACGAGCCACTTGCTATACTTGAAACTTGTTATGATAAAGGACAGAAATATAAGGCTACAAACCTTGTAAAGACCCTTGCTAGTCGCTTAAATATACCCTGTTTTTTAGTTTTTTATAGAAATCTGACCTCAACTACCCTAACCTTTAGAGTTAAGCGAATAACAAGCTCTCCGACAGAGTTTGAGGTTATGAACGAGAACCAATGGCTATCTATCTTGCTAGACCTCCAACGAAATCACAGAAAATATTGTGCAGACTAGAGGTTTTATACACATAACGTACAAATTGTACTTTCATCTTAATAGATTGTCCGGTCAAAAGAAATCTAACTGTCTAAATGTATTTATGGCGCTCATGAAACACTGTTGGAAGAAGAATAACTATTCGGCTGGTCTAAGGCACATGACTTTAGCTAAAGATACTAACTTATCTAGGTCTACTGTTAAGAGATCACTTGAAACTTTAGAGAAGATGAATGTAGTTTATTCTATCAAAGGTCGCAGTGGTAAAACCTACTCTATCAATCAATTATTCATTAAAAATGAGGGTCTATTTCAAGGTAGCTCAAATCTACACACCTCAATGTCTAAATCTGAACTACCTAATGCGCAAATAAGAGCTACATTAGTAGATACATTAGAAGTATATACTATAGAAAATATAATTAGAGATAATAGAGGTAATCAACAAGCTATAGTAGACAATTTAGCGAAGCTCCCCCTTGCACAGCTTAATTCAGATACTAAAAATCCATACTATATTAAACTTGCTAAAGAAAGAAAGGCTGAACTGGACCAGGAAAGTAAAGCAAGTTATGTACACCCTCAAAAAATATTAGCTGAACTTTCTAAGATAAGTAAGAACAGTAACCCTAGATACAAAGAGAAAGTTGCATATAATAAACGTAACAATTTAGATTGGAAAGGTAGACCTAAAAAATAATGCCGGGAAGAGCTATGAGAAAGGTGTTCTGTCAAGGCTACACTCGTGCCGGTAGACGTGAGGGTAAACTAATACCTTGTAGAATGAAGGGTTATCAGTTGGCAAATGGGACCTTTTATTGTAAGTATCATGGGTACCAAAATGTTAAAGGGTTTAGAAAATCTAATTACACAGATGAAACTAGAATAAAACAATTAAGTAAACTACAACAATTTAGAAAGTATACAGATGACCAACTCAAAGAATATTACTACACCAAAGTCAAAGTCAGAATTAATAACAACGAACCAAGCAGATATAATCTGCGAAAAACTAACGAGAGGTCTAACACTTACAGAAATCTTAGAGGAAAAACAGTACGAGTTCAGCTTGATGAAGTTCTATGCTCACTTAAAAAAAAATCCAGAATTGAATGAAAGAATAACAGAGGCTAGAAAGAATGGTGTACAAACTTTAATTGATAAGCTGTTGCAAATCTTTCAGTATCAAGAGGTTGAAAATCCTAACCAGATATTATGGATAAGAGAGAAGACAAAATTTATTACGTTCTTGGCTAACAAATTAACTGATCTGTATTCTGATAATAAGGTGCAGCAAGTTAAGACAGATCAATCTATTAAGATTAGTTGGGAAGATAATCAAAGTGATATGATTGATGTATCAGAGGATATAGTTGATATACCCTCTGATAATAAAGATTAATTAAAATAACCTTGTTGATATTTTTTTAAAAGAAATTTACTTAAACCTTTTTGAAATTCTTGCTTATCTTTTTTATCATCTGCAAGAACTTCTATTCTCAAACCTTTTAAAATGTTGGGTTGTTTTTTCTTTGTTGTTTTTTTCTTTGTCATTTGTTTCCTTTCCTAGTTTTATATTTTGTTCAGTAAGTTTTATAAGTCGCATTACATAGCCACTTATAAATTCTACTTCATCAAAATTTCGTTCCTGTGTCAGTTGTTTATTCATTTTTCCCTTTTGTTTTTTTCATTTACCATATCAACCAAATCATTTGGCAATGGTTCTATATCGTAGTCATAAAGTATGGCAAGACTTTGTTCTTCTTCTTGCTTTAATTTATCTAGGTATTTGTTCCAATCATCAATTATTTTACCTAGTTTATCTACTTTTTTATTCATTGGTCCCTTTCTTATTTGTTTAAGTTTGTTAAGATATACTCACCAGATTTAATTTTCTTTTTTGTTTCTGTTATACTTTCACCTAAAAATATATTTCTATACTTGCCGGTTGTGTTGCTATAATTCCAATATTTTTGATCTAGTTCTATTGAATTGATAGCTGTCTTTTTAGCAATCATAGATTTATAAGATTGAAAAAATGTATTGCCTACATCATCAGTAATTATAAATTGATTTGCTATTTTGTTTCCACTATTTCCTGTTATGTTTCTTACTTTCATTGTGTTTCCTTTCTTTGATTTGTTTTAAACATATCCAAGATGTATAAATTAATTATGACTAAAACAAGGCAAGATAAAAAAAAATATAAAATTATTTTGTGTGATATATTTGCAACAGGTGTTGTATAATTACAGTTTATAATGGTTCTAAGTTTTATTGGGTCTTATTAGATTTGTTTTAAAATGTTCCTATTTTAATTTATAGAGCGCAAACTTTTTTTGTGCGATAAAACAAACGACAGTATTATTGACCTATCTATAAAAAATAAAACATTAACCGCTTTAGGTTTGATAACTTTCTATTACCACTAATCTAAAAAAGATATAATATATAGAACAAGGGTACATTTTTTAGAAACCTTGACCCCCTATACCCCCAAAAACCTACCGCATTTTATTATATATATATTGACCGGACTTGAGGACACCCTTAGATCCAGCCACCCCTTTATACACAAACACTTTTTTAGTTTTATTTTTTTTCAAATACATTAAATGTAGTATATGGATTACTTTACTACAGATGATTTAGATTCAGTTGTTTACATTGAAGAAGGCACAAACAACGTAATAATTAAGTTTTATGGCTTTCCCAATAAGATAACTTCTGATTTATTTATTACTTATGCTATGCTTAGTATGGGTTTTGACTATCAACCTATTAGTAGTATGAAGTCTGACAGAATACACTAGATATGGATATTAAAATACCCTACACACCAAGGAAACACCAAGCTCATTTACATAGACAAATAGATAAGCACAGATGGAATGTACTCGTATGCCATCGTAGGTTTGGTAAAACAGTATGCATGATCAACCACCTAATTAGGTCAGCATTACTGTCCCAAAATAAAAACCCTAGGTATGCCTATATTGCACCCACCTTTAAACAAGCAAAGTCTATTGCATGGGATTACATGAAACAGTTCACCGCCAAGATACCCCACACCAAGTTTAACGAGACAGAGCTGCGTGTAGACCTACCTAATGGCTCTCGTATTACCTTGCTAGGCAGTGAATCGCCAGATGGTCTTCGTGGAATATATTTAGATGGATGTGTGATTGACGAATATGCGAACGTCAATAGTAAGCTATTTCCAGAAATTATTAGACCTGCATTATCAGATCGTAAAGGTTACTGTGTGTTTATTGGTACACCTATGGGAATGAACAATAACTTCTATGAATTATACCAACACGCACAAGGTGCGGATGATTGGTTTCACTATAAAGCTAAAGCTAGTCAAACAAAGATAGTTGATCAAGATGAATTAGATAAGGCAAAAGAAGTTATGGGAGATAAGAAGTATCAGCAAGAGTTTGAGTGTGATTGGATTGCCAACATAGAAGGCGCAGTGTATGGAGATGTAATTGCAAAACTAGATGATGACAGACAGCTTACCAGAGTGCCTTACGATCCTGCGCTACCAGTATCAACAGCATGGGACCTTGGAGTATCAGATCACAGTTCTATAATATTTTATCAGCAGCTTGGCAGATCCATAAACATTATTGATTACCACGAAGAGAAAGGTCAAGGTCTACCTTATTACATTAAGATGATTAATGAAAAAGAATATATCTACAAAGATCATTTTGCTCCGCATGACATTGAAGTTACAGAATTTGGAAATGGCAAAACTCGAAGAGAGGTCGCTACGCAATTAGGATTAAGGTTTAAAGTCGTACCAAAAATTCCATTAGAAGATGGTATCCATGCAACAACAATGATGTTACCTAGATGTTGGATTGATGTTGAGCATTGCAAAAGTTTGATAGATGCGTTAAGACATTACCACAGGAAGTATATTGATAAAAACAGAATGTTTAGATCAAAGCCTGTCCACGATTGGAGCAGCCATGCGTGTGATGCCATGAGGTATCTCGCTGTTGGTCTTCAAGAAATTAATACTAGACAAACTGCTCCACAAGTTGTAGCAGATAATAATTATAGGATTTTATAATTATGGGTTCAATATTTAAACCAAAGATGCCATCATTGCCACCACCACCTCCAGCACCGGAGCCACCAAGTGATGAGCTAACAGCAGAAGAAAAAGAAAGAATTAAAAAAGAACAAGATGCTATTATGAGAAGAAGAAAAGGTAGAAAACAGACTATACTTACTGGACCTCTTGGTATACAAGAAACAGAAGAAAAAGCATTAGAAACATTATTAGGAAAGAAGGATTAATATGGGTGCAAGTGGACCAAGTGGACAAGATAATGGCGGATCAAGAGAAAGCAATAAGAAAGCTAGAAAAGATACAGAAGTTTCTGCTTACGAAAGAGAAATAGAAAAACAAAAAGCAGCTGAGAAAGCTCAGAAAAAAAATACTACAAGAAAATCTACTGACGATCCCAGAAATACTAATAGAGAAAATGCAGCAGTTTCTAATTACACAAGTCTAACTAAAGATGATGCTGTCAAAATAAAACAAAGTAAAGAAAAAGTTAAAAAAGCAACTGGTAAATCAAAACTTGATAATTACGAAATTCCAAAATCAGATGCTCCGGGAGTAATTGGTGCTACTTTAAATTTAACTCAACCATTTAGACAAAAAAGTTTTGAAGTAAACAGAGAATATTATCAAAAGAATGTAGTTGGTAAAGAAAATTACAAAGACACATTTGATGATTACGAAAGATATATAAAAGGTAGAAGTGAAGGTAAACTAGATGCAATGGGTAGACCTATAACATCTACTGGAGGCAGAGATAGTAAAGTTACTGAAGCTCCAAAAGAAACTGTTAAGACTTCAATACTTTCTCAACCAGTAGAAGCTGAAACTAAAGTTGAAACTTTTAAAGAAGAAAAAAAAGAAGATAAATATGATGTTAGAAAAATTAAAAAAAAAGGAAGAAGAAAAAATATACTAACTTCATCAAAAGGTGTAACAACAGTTTCAGACGATTATTCGTTAGGTAAGAAAAGTTTATTAGGAACAGTATAATGGCAAAAACAGATTTAACTAAATCTTTAATGTCAAGATTTGACAGGCTGAAGGCACAAAGACAAAATTGGGAAACACATTGGCAAGAAGTTGCAGATTACATGCAACCAAGAAAAGCTGATGTTACTAAAACAAGATCAAAAGGTGATAAGAGAACAGAATTAATTTTTGATTCATCTCCAATACAAGCAGTAGAATTATTAGCAGCATCATTACATGGAATGTTGACTAACCCTTCTACTCCTTGGTTTTCATTACGATTTAAAGATTCATCTTTAGAAATGGAAGATGAAGCTAAACTTTGGTTAGAGAACGCAACTGAAGTTATGTACACAGCATTTAACAGATCAAACTTTCAACAAGAAATATTTGAACTGTACCATGACTTAATTACTTTTGGTACAGCAGCAATGTTTATACAAGAAGATAATCAAGATATATTAAAATTTTCTACAAGACACATTAACGAAATTTTTATTGCTGAAGATGACAAAGGTAGAATAGATACTGTTTACAGAAAATTTAAACTATCAGTAAGAGCTGCAATACAACAATTCGGCAATAAAGTTTCAAGCGATATAAAAATGCAATCAGCAAAAGATCCATACAATGAAGTAGAGATGTTGCACGTTGTATACCCAAGATCAGATTATAATCCTAATTTAAAAGATACAGATAACATGCCATTTGAATCTGTTTATATTGAAATGAAGAATGGTAATGAATTATCAGTATCGGGTTTCCAAGAGTTTCCTTTTGTAGTTCCTAGATACTTAAAAGCATCACATGAAATATATGGAAGATCACCAGCTATGACAGCGTTGCCAGACGTAAAGATGCTAAACGAAATGTCAAAAACTACAATCAAAGCTGCGCAGAAACAAGTGGACCCACCACTATTAGTTCCGGATGATGGTTTCTTATTACCAGTTAGAACTGTACCGGGTGGATTAAATTTTTATAGAAGTGGTACAAGAGATAGAATTGAACCATTAAACATTGGTGCAAATAATCCACTAGGTTTAAATATGGAAGAGCAAAGAAGAACTGCTATTAGAAATGTATTTTATGTAGATCAATTAATGTTGCAACAAGGTCCACAAATGACAGCAACAGAAGTTATACAAAGAAACGAAGAGAAGATGAGATTACTAGGTCCAGTGTTAGGTAGATTACAATCAGAATTATTGAAACCAATGATTGATAGATGTTTTAATATTTTATTTAGAAGAGGACAGTTTGCTCCTGCACCAGAATTTTTATCTGGTCAAGACATAGAAATAGAATATGTTTCTCCTCTTGCTAAAGCACAAAAATCTACAGAGCTTTCATCAATTACTAGAGGTATAGAAATATTAGGATCACTTGCTAATGTAGCTCCAGTATTTGATTATATTAACTTTGATGCTTTAGTTAAACATGTTGCTGATCTTGTAGGAGTTCCGCAAAAAGTTTTAAAACTACAATCACAAGTTAATGCAGAAAGAGAAGAAGCTGCATCGGCAGCACAACAACAACAACAAATGGCTCAGATGCAACAAGTTGCACAAGCCGCAGGAGATGTAGCACCACTAGCGAAAGCATTGCCGGAAGAAGCAAGAGCTTTAGCAAATGCTGAAGTGGAATAGTATGGAAACAAAACAACTAGAGAAAGTAATAAAAGAACTACAAACAAATTATAAATTCATATTCAATACAGACGAAGGCAAGAAAGTCTTAGCTGATCTTGAAAAAAGATGTCATTATCATTCTACCACTAATGTAAAAGGTGATAGCCATGAAAGTGCATACATGGAAGGACAACGCAGTGTTCTTCTATTTATTAAATCAATGCTGCAAAACAAGGAAAAATAAAAATGTCAAATGAACAGATAACACAGGAAACTGTGCCTGTAGATCAAGCGACTACAGAAGCACAACCACAAGCAACACAAACAACAGTTGCCACTGCAGACACACCTGCACCGCAACCAACCGAATCATCTTGGAAAGAATCTATTAGTGAAGTATATAGAAATGATCCTAGTATAGAAAAATTTACAGAGATAGATGCGTTAGCAAAAAGTTATATCAACGCAACTAGAATGATTGGTCAAGATAAAATAGTTGTGCCTAATAAAAATTCTACAGAAGAAGTTTGGGAAGAAGCCTACGAAAAACTTGGTAGACCAGAAACACCGGATCAATATAATTTAAATTTTAAATCAGATGTTGTAACTATAGATGACAGCGCAATTAAATCTTTTGCCGAACAATCTCATAAACTTGGTTTAAATAGTAAACAAGCTGAAGGTGTTTTAAACTTTTATAAAAATAATATGGAAGGCATTGCACAACAATCAAAGATAGATACTGAAACTGCACAAGCTCAATCTGAACAAGTGTTAAGACAAGAATGGGGTAGAGACTTTGATGCTAAAGTAAAACAAGCTGGTGCGATTGCTAAAGCAAATATTAATTCAGAAGTATTAGATATGACTTTATCAAATGGAACTAGACTTGGTGATCATCCAGAAATAATAAAAGGTTTTGCAAAGATAGCAAGTATGATGTCAGAAGATAAAATAATTACAACTGAAAGTGAAAATGTTAATTCAAACGCAGACATTGAAACTGAAATATCAAGCATTACCAATGATATTAATGGTCCATATTGGAACAAGTCTCATCCAGATCACGATAAAGTTGTTCAACAAGTTTATACTTTAAGAGAGATGTTGAATGATGGAAAATAATCATTTAAACAATGAAGAACTTAAACTGGAGATACTAAGGATCGTAAAAGAAAATGGAACAGAGTTTCAAAAAAATGATCCCTTGCCAATCTGCGAAAATTATTATAAATGGATTAAAAGTAAGACAATTCTTAAAAAGAACCTTACTGACAAGAAGGAATAGACTTCTAGTCTAAAAGACTTTAAATCCAAGAGATGCCTACGCAGGTGGATAACTTCTCTGTTGTTTAACATAAATCATAACAATGGGAGACTAATATGTCATCACAAATAACTACAGCATTTGTACAGCAATATTCTGCTAACATTCAAATGCTTTCTCAACAAATGGGATCGTTATTAAGAGACAAAGTACGTCTTGAATCTGTTGTCGGAAAAAATGCTTTCTTCGATCAAGTAGGAAGTGTAACTGCTATTGAAAAAACTAGCAGACATTCTGACACTCCTCAAATCGATACTCCACATGCAAGAAGAAGAGTATCTCTTGCGGATTACGAATTTGCGGATTTAATAGACCAACAGGACAAAGTACGTCTTTTAATAGACCCGACTTCATCTTATGCTCAAGCTGCAGCTATGGCTATGGGTAGAGCTATGGATGATGTGGTAATCAGTGCCGCTTTAGGAACTGCATTTACTGGCGAAACAGGATCAACTTCAACTGTATTACCTTCTGCACAGAAGATTACAGAAAGTGGTACTGATGGTTTAACTATTGCAAAGTTAAGAACTGCAAAAGAAAAGTTCGACTTAGCAAGTGTAGACCCATCAATCGCTAGATTTATTGTGGTATCACCTAGACAAATCACTGATTTATTAGGTACTACTGAAGTAACAAGTTCAGATTTCAACACTGTTAAAGCATTAGCAAATGGTGAAATCAACTCGTTCCTTGGTTTTAACTTTATTGTATCAAACAGACTATCTATTGCATCTTCTAAAAGATCATGTATCGCATTTGCACAGGATGGTATTACATTAGCAGTTGGTAAAGATGTTTCAGCTAGAATAGACGAAAGAGCTGATAAATCTTATGCTACTCAAGTGTACTACTGCATGAGCATTGGCGCTACTAGAATGGAAGAAGAAAAAGTAGTAGAAGTCCAAGCTCACGAAGCATAATAGGAGGAAAATATGGCTACAGTTTATTCAGTTCAAAAGACTAAATGGAATCAGAATGTTCCTTCAGAGAAAATTGGTACTACTGAACTAGCAGGTAGAGTAAGAGTTGCTTTCGCAGAATACGAAGCATCTTCTCTAGCTTCTGGTGATGTGATCGAAATGTTTAATTTACCAAATGGTGCAAGAATTGTATCTGGTAGATTAGCACATGACGCATTAGGTAGTTCAACTACTCTATCAGTAGGTTACGCAGCGCATAACAATGCTGCTGGTACTGCTGTAAGTGCTGCTGCTGCTGCTTACAAAGCGGCTGCTGCTTCTACTTCAGCAACTGCTGTAAATGCTGCTAACACTATTGCACTGGGTGAAAACTCAGTTGTAGATGCTGATAAGGATGGACTTCCTGTGTCAGTAACTATGGGTGGAGCTGCAGGTACTGGAACTATTCAATTAACTATGATGTACGTTGTAGATTAATAAAAAGAATTTTAGGCGGGGAAAGCGAGAGTGGAACCCGCCTAAAGTGCATGAAGAAGATAAAAGATTTAAAACCTGTATTACATTTTAAGAAAGACAATTATGTATATAGGTATGTTTTGGTAGACAGATTTAAACATGATTCTAAATATCATTATGGATTTGATCTAAAAGAAGAGAGAACAGAGAAAGAAATATTTGCGTTAGAAAAAGATAGACAAATAAGACGCAAGTATATTATAAGGAAGTAGTATGGCATCAACAGTAGACATTTGTAATGGAGCATTAAATCAACTTGGTGCAACAACAATCCTATCGCTTACAGAAGATTCAAAAAATGCCAGACTTTGCAACTCAAGATTTACTCAAGTAAGAGATGCAGTATTCAGATCACATCCTTGGAACTGTTTACAAGAAAGATTAGAACTAGCACAATCAACTACAACTCCTGCATGGGGTTACAGTTTTAAATATGATTTACCTGGTGATTGTTTGAGATTGCTTAGAATACTAGATTATGATTCAGATCACAAAGTAGAAGGTAGATCAATATTATCTAACAACTCTTCAATGAAAATATTATACATCTCAAGAGTTACAGATCCAAATCAATATGATGAAAATTTAAGAGAAACATTATCAGCAGCACTAGCTGCAGACATAGCTTATGCTATTACATCTAACAATACCACGCAGCAAAATATGTTAGCTCTTTATCAAGAAAAATTAAGAGATGCTAGATTTGTTGATTCAACTGAAGGATATAATACTACACAAGAAGATGGAATGGCAGATGTTATAGATGCTGGTACATTTATTAACTCAAGGTTCTAATACATGGCTAGAGTAGCTGCACAAATTACAAACTTTACAGCGGG